TAACAAGTGGTTTTCCTGTATTTCAAATTAAAGGTATAGGTACGGTTTCTTGGAATATAGAAAATGGAAGAAGCACAACTAATTTATTTGGAATTTATCAAAGTGGGGGTACAGGAGGAGGTTCAATATATTTCTCTATTGCAGAAGGTGGTGCAACTTCTATAAATAGTACATTAGCAGTTTCAAGTGCTTCTACTTTTGCAAGTAGTATTACCGCAGCAGCATTTAACGGAACAACACAAAATATATTTTCGGTTGGTGGCACTGAACGTATGCGTATTACTACAACTGGATTAGGTATTGGAACTACAAGTCCTGCTGCTAAGTTAGAAGTTAATGTTGGCTTAAATTCATTAAAAATTAGTGGACGAGATACTTATGTTGATTCTACCGAAGATGCAACTAACGCAAATATATATGTTACCCAAACGGGAGTTGGCGATTTTAGTCAATTAGCAGGTAGTTTAGTTTTTCAAGCAAGAACACAAGGAACTGTATATAGAGATATTATTTTTGCGGGTGGATTAAGTAATGGAGATGCGTTAATGACAATTAAAGGAACTGGTAACCTGCTTGTAGGCACAACCACTAATTCGGGTTTTAAGTTAGATGTTAATGGTACGGGGAATTTTAGTGGAGCATTAACAGGTACAAGTGCTACATTCTCTTCTTCAGTTACGGCAACTGCTTTCATACCAAGTGGCGCAACAGTACCTACAAACGGAATGTATTTATCTGCTGCAAATACTTTAAACTTTGCAACAAATACTACAAATAGACTTACAATTTCATCAGCAGGCAACGTAGGATTAGGTGTTACACCGAGTGCGTGGAGTACATTTAGAAAAGTATTTAGTTTAGGAGGTGCAGGAAATTCTATTGCAGGTGGAACAACTGATGGTGCTTTAGAATTATATTGTAATTCATATATTAGTACAGGAGGAAGTTATATTTATTCATCAAATGGAACAGCATCATTATATCAATTAGATGGTAATGCTCACAAATGGTTTAACGCCCCAAGTGGAACTGCTGGAACTGCTTTAACATTTACCCAAGCAATGACATTAAACGCAAGTGGTAATTTAGGATTAGGAGTTACACCGAGTGCGTGGAGTGGATATAATGTTTTACAAAATTCAGGTGGTAGTTTAATCGGTGCAAGTGGAGAATTACAATTATGGCAGAATGCGTTTTTTAATGGAACATCATCAATTTATGTAGCAACACAAACCGCAACCAGATATAGTATGTCTGCAGGGCAACATAGATGGTTTAATGCCCCAAGTGGAACTGCTGGAACTGCTATAACATTTACACAAGCAATGACATTATTTGCTAATGGAAATTTAGCAGTAGGCACAACCACAGACATAGCAAGTTCTATATTAACAATAAACTCTACTACCAAAGGATTTCTACCGCCAAGAATGACAACGACTGAAAAGAATGCAATTGCAACTCCAAGCACAGGATTAGTAGTATTTGATTCTACACTTGGTAAATTATGTGTATTTTCAACAACTTGGCAAACAATAACATCTGTGTAATAAAACAAATTAATAATATGAAACTAATTAACGAAGTATCAATCTGGGAAAATGGTTCTCAAAAGAAAGCAACCATTTTAAATGCTTATGTAGTAAACTTAATTTTAAATGAATCAGCTACATTCTACTATAACCTATCAGCGCAAAACGCAGATGGCGCAGTAAGTGAAACCTTATCACAAGGCAATCTATCAATGATAGGCGAAGATTATGCGCAATGGGTTATTGACAACGATGCGTGGGATTACATTGCTAAATCATTAAATCTTGTTATAGTAGGGGATTATGTTGCGCCTATTATAGAAAATACTGAATTAGTATAGTACATTTATAATAATTTTTTAATCTAAACAACAAAAAAATGAAAGTTAATTTAAATTTTGACCTATTAGATTTAGATGGTAATACCATTTTAAATTCAAACGCAGGTAAATTAGTTGCCAATTCATTAGTACAACAAGCAAAAGGCGATCCTTTAAAGTTTTGGGAATGGGCATTAGCATTAAACAAGGGTGAGTCTTTAGATTTAGATACATCTGATTCTGAAATATTTAAAAACTTTGTTAAGGATTCAGAGAATTTTCCCATTATAGCCAAAGCACAAATTATTAAAGCATTAAACAATTAATGGAACACTGGAACGAAGTTATCTTGCCTACATTGACTGCATTCTTTGCATCTGTCATTACATGGATTTTTGGCAGAAAAAAAGCACAAGTTGAGGTTGAAGCAGGTGAGATAACTAATGTCCAAGAAGCAATTAAAATTTGGCGAGAGATGGCGAATGATATGAAGCAAGAAGTTGCCGATTTAAAAATAAAGGTTGAAACCTTGACTACCGAAATTCATAATTTAAGGACTGAAAACATAGAGTTAAGAACCAAGCTTGATGAAGATAAGCCAAAACGGGTTAGATCTACTAAAAAGATTTGAGGGTGTTAGATTAAAGCCTTATAAATGTCCTGCTGGCATTGCCACCATATCTATCGGATGTACCTATTATGAAGATGGTACAAAGGTAAAGATGACAGACCCAGAGATTAGCCAAGCAAGAGCAACGGAAATATTTCTAAATGTATTAAAGCATTATGAATCTTCTGTTGATTCTTTTACAAGGGATGATATTACTCAAAATCAATTTGATGCTTTAGTTTCTTTTGCCTATAATGTAGGCACCGGAGCATTAAAAAAAAGTACTTTATTAAAGAAAGTCAATGCAGACCCTAACGACAAATTTATAGAAAGCCAATTTTTAATTTGGAATAAAGTTAGGGGAGTTGCAGTAAAAGGTTTAACATTACGAAGACAAGCTGAATCTAAACTTTATTTCTCATAAAAATTAAACTATAAAATTTGACATATTATGAAAAATAAAATATCCCAATTCGAAAATTTGCCGAGTTACTTATTATTATTTAACATAAAAAAGTTAACATTTTTGTTTATACTTTTTAGCATTGTTTCTTGTAAGACAAGCAAAGTTGAAACGCAAAAGTCTATTATTAAAATAGATACTTTTAGAACTGAAAAGATAATTCATGTTTTTAATTCAGTACACGACACATTAACCATTGAGAATCCGTGCGATTCTTCGGGCATTCTGACACGATTTTATAGTAAGATAACCATTCCACAAGGTCGCATAATAATAAGGTCTTACAAGGGAACTATCAAAGCCACAATCGATATAGATTCAATCAAGAATATATACGAAAAACAATATGAATCAAGATTAAAAGATAGTCAGCATTTGACCTTTGAAAGAATAGTTAGGGAAGTTGTTCCAACTTGGGCAATTTTAACAATTATTATTCAAGGTGTTTTAATATTGGTCTGGGTATATTTTAAATTCATCTATTAATGCCAAACAAAACAATTGAACAGATAGAGTACAAAAAAAGCAAAGCAAACGATTTATTGGAAACAATGATGGATGTCATGGAAAATATCCAATACATTGATGATGCTGGCTTTGCACTACGCATGAAAGTTTTAAACAACATCGAATTTCTTGTCGATGTTATAATGGAAGAATATGAATCAAACAGATAAGTTAACAAAGATTAGAGAGCATTTTTATTCTACAAATATGTCGAATAAAGATTTTTATCATACTTTTCATGAAATGTATGGGTATAAATCTTGGAATAGTTTAAGAAAGTTGATGCAACAACATGGTATATTAACAAGCACACGATCTAATCAAGCAATTAACCAAGAGATTCCGCCAGTCATTGTTAATTATAATCTTGAAACATTAGATAACTTTGGAATAGAACCAAGCATAGGCAAAGAATATTTGTCTGCTAAATTACCAAGCAACTTAAAAAAGATTGGAATACTTTCAGACATACATTTTCCTTACCATGATCTTACTGCTCTTACCTGTGCTATCAAACATTTAAAGGAGCAAAACATTGATTGCTTGTATTTAAACGGGGATATACAGGACATGGTGAGCATAAGCCGCCATAATCCCTCAAAAGATGAAAGGGATCTAAAAAGAGAGGTAGACATGAATAGGGAATTTCTACAAAAGTTAAGAGATATATTTAGAAACATACCTATTTATTATAAGTTAGGAAACCATGAGAATAGATACGCAAGGGCATTAAATGATGGAGCAGAAGAATTTGCGCAGTTACATGACTTGCAATTCAATATCTTTTTTAGATTAGATAAGTTGGGAATTATAATGGTTGAAGATTGGCAGGGGATGGAAATGGGAGATTTATTAGTATTACATGGGCATGAGTTATATGGAGGTGGCGGTGTTAACCCAAGTCAAAACCTTTTAAATAAAACATTATGTAATACTTTAATAGGTCATGTACATCGTACATCAACAACTCAAAAGAAAACAGGTTTTAAGGAATTTGTAAACACTTATAGTACTGGTTGTTTAACTTTATTAAGTCCAAAGTATATGCCTTTTTCAATGCACAATCACGGCTTCGCAGTTGTTGAAATAGATAACGGAAAATCTAAAGTTAAAAATATTCAGATAAGAGATGGAAAAATTGTTTAGA